TCCGCCTGGTTCCCCCCGAACACCCAGGCCGTTCTCCTGCTTATCCCCCGCCCCTTCTCCTTCCGCGTCCGTCCTTCCTTCCTGTCGGCTGCTCTCGGAGTCGCCCACATTTCTTCAGATGATCCAAAGTCTGTCTCTTCGGTGAGGTGCGTCCGTGGCACAAGCTGGAACAACGAACGGCCTCGCGGCGTAGCTTTCCCCTTCCAAGTCAGATAACACTTGGTCGAGGCCCATAGAGACATGCCCAAAAACATTTTCGAAAACGCAAAAAGAGGGTCGCTTGGCTTTAATAATGGTAAAAATGAAAGGCCAGATGTGTCTGTCATCTTCTGTGCCTCTGCGCTGCCCGGCAACACTGAAAGGCTGACAGGGGTATCCTGCTGTGAGGATGTCACAGTCTGGAATAAGTCCATTTGGGTCATTTGCTAACTCCTTTACGTCCTCTGCAATTGGCACATCAGGCCAATGCTTGGCTAATATCTTTCGGCTCCAGGGTTCTATATCACAAAACAATACTGGTTTACTTAGCTCTGCCCACTGAAAACCTAACGCAAAGCCACCAATACCCGAACATAAATCAACATGTCTAAGCATCTTTCTTTTCCAATGCTCTTTCCAACATTTCTAATAAGGCGAACATTTCTTCACCTCTTTGTTTCCCACTAAAAAAGCCCACGCTATCCCCATCAAGGATTAAAACATGGGCTTTTCTTTTAAGCTGCTTTATTATTGCTTGTATCTCTACGTCCACAAAGCATCTCCTTTCAGAATAATTGCATGACCGACAATGCCTGTCCCGCATAATTCTGTGGCTTCTTTGTTGAACGGCAAACCATCGAGCAGCCCTTCTTCGTTTACCAAGATTTGCCAATCTGGTTCTGATGGAGAGCGTACCATCTCCACATAACCTCCGACAATCTTCTGCGCTTCTTCAAGCGTTGGTTGTCTATCTTCAAATACTGTAATCATTTATTTCTCCTTTTTCTAGAATAATTGCTAAAGTTAGCATAATATCCCGTACTAGTCAAGCATATCTTCTTCTTGATTTAGTTGCCCCCCAACAACACCAAGCCACTTACGAGGGCTATTTTTGCCTCGCTTAAATTGGTCAATACGCCCATCGTTTTGTAGTGAGGTTACTGCCTTTTTAAGTGTACTATCGCCTATACCTTTAAGGTTTCCTGCATTAATATCATCATTTGGTGCTGCTTTTACGGCTTCAAAAATACCATCATGCATACCACCCTTAGTAATAGGGATGCCACGCTCTTCTCGCTCTCTAATAAAGTTAAAGACATACTCTATTCTTTCTCGGACAGTTTGAGACATGGCAAAATTTCGTATCTCTATACTCTTATCTTCTAACAGACCAGTATCTGGGTTACGAATAAAGTGTCTTATCTCTCGATTTGCAGGGCCGTTTGCTTTTACCACTGCACCGTCAAACACAGCGTTTCTTGTGTATGGCACTTGTAAGTCCTTACAACGTGACTTAGCCGTAGGCTCATCCACTTGCCATACAGAGAACGCACACCTCACACCGTCCACAATCGCAGATGTACCTCTGATTTTATTACGAGCTTTCTCTGGCGAATCAATGAAATCGTTATCGCTTACTTTTGCCATGTGGTGGTTTACCATGACTGTTGCGCCTGTTTCTGTAGATATTTGAGCCAACAAACCCATAAATGCTGCACCAGCAGCGGGATCAGCGTTTACATCCGCGTGTACAAATGATGCCATTGGATCAATAACGATCAATGCTAGGTCTTCTATCTCTAACATTTCTTCGTATATTTTTTCAAACTCTGGAGAAGTTGCATATGTATTGTCCACTTTCATCATAATTGGAAACACACCGCCTTCATTTGGCAGCGGCACAATGATACAATCATGCGCATAACCCGAACGTTTGTTCAGGGGATCGAGTCTACTGATCCTCCTATGGATCTCGTCCTTGTCATCCTCCGCTGATAAGACAATTGATGTACCATGATTGGCAACCAAACCACCGAAAGCGTTTTGCATACCATCGCCTGATGCCACCTTCATTGCTAGATCAAGCGTCATCATACCCTTACCGCTATCCCCTGCGGCCGCAAATACCACTGGCACTCCAAGCGGTATTGTATCTCCAATCAAAAACTTCTGTTCTGGAGCTACCCCAACAAACTGCTGAGTGATAAGTAAGTTCTGATTTTTGAGAGATAATGACTTCTTTACCTTATGCACAGGCGCGTTGAGAAAGCTTGAGATGTCAAAACCTTCTTCAATCGCGTCAGCAGCATCCCACTTCTTAGGCTTACCCTTCGGTGGCACAAGCATAGTGATTGATTTTGCACCCGCGTTCTGTGCTAGTTCTTGAACTATTCTGGATAGTTTTCGACCTGCATCGTCATTGTCAGGCCAGATTATTAGTTCTTTTCCCTGCAATGGGGAGAAATCAAACTTGTCTTTTGTATTACGAGATAGCATCCCTGCGCCACCGATAGTGCAAGTAGCCGTGTATCCTTGTTTTGTTAGCTCATCTGCGCACTTTTCACCCTCAACCCATATCACGCGATCTGATTGGGCAATGTCAGGGAGGTTATAAAGCGGTCTGGTTTCAGGCAAACGTGGGAACTGGCGAAATTCCTTCTTCGCATTGCCGTCCGTATCCCGAACAATTTCACCCGCAGCATCTCTTTCTATATATCTTCGCACTGTTACGAGGACTTCTCCATCAGTTGATAGGTAGAAATATTCGCCATCGTGCGGTGTATTGCTATCAATGACCCGTCTTTGCTTAACTTGTTCGGGTTGTTCTCCCTGGCTGTCGTTAAACTTGTTCGGGTTAATTGGATTCATCGGCGCTTCTGCCTGAGGTTGATCCAAGAATGTAGCAAAATGTTCGGCTACATCGGTGATTTTCCACCTGTAAGCCTCCATTAATATCTTGGATATGCCCCCAATCCCATCACCACTATTGAAATCCATGCCGCGCATGAAGTTTGGACTTGACGGATCAATGTTTATTTTAAGAGATTGCCCCGCTTCGCCTGCCAATGAGCCAAGATAAAACTCATTCCGAACAACTCTTCCGTTTGGGTAGGCATTCTTTAGTGCTTCAATCTGTACATATGACGGAACTTTCTCCGTAATCTCAGCAACTAAATCTTTTTGGTTGCCCCCATATATTGTATTGCCAACTACTCTTAATGACATTATATTGTCCTTATACTCGTATTTACCACTTCAGGGGGTTAGCATTGACACGGTGCTGACCCCTAATTTTATTCACCCTTCCAACAAGTCTCCCTAAACTCACAGAACTTACAAAGATAAAAATCTTTGCTTTGAGCTATGCGAGGTAGAATGTCACCTGCTTTCGATGCAGTCAAGATATTTACTGCCTTATCACTTGCTGCTTGTGCTAAGTCTCTATCAAAAGGCACTAACTCATAGTATATTTCAGACGTATTTTTGTTTACGACTGTGAACAACGCGGGGCATTCTGTTAGCTCCATATAAGCCTGATACAGAGCGATCTGCGTTGCATACGTTGGGTTTGCCTTTGCCACGCCCATGCGCTGAAAGGCTTTCCATTTACTATCTTTTGCTGACTTGTTCTCCCACAATGAGGGGTAACACATGTCAACAGGACCGTCACAGATCACACCATCTATGTGACCTTTGATTTCATCATCAGCGATTGAGAACCCAAACTGTTCTCCCATCTTATCTTCTGTCCTGAGATCAAAGCCTGCATCCTTTATCCATTTGGCTGCATAATCTTCTATTCCGTGACCAAACTCAAAGATGCGTAGCGTCTGTGCGCTGAAGCCAGAGTTCTCATCTTGAGGATAATTTAGGTAGCGATACTGTATCTTACGGCTACACTCATCGCCAATACTTGACGCTCCCAGGTATTTCCGCCGTTCTCTTCGCTCATTAACCCGAACAATTCCTTGATCTACAGCTTCTGCTATCGCCTCAATTACTGGATCAGAATGGGATGCTTGTATGGGGCCAAGCGCCCGTTGACTTAAAGTAATTTTCTTCGAGCTTCCCAATGTCAATCTCCGCTGATAGTTTTATTGCCTCTTGTAATCCGAATATGAGCGTATGAACCTGATCTTCTGATAGATCACAAAATCTGGTTTCCCACCCGAACTTTCCTAATATAAATGCCAGTTCTTCTATTGGCTTTCTTTCTTCCATTAGTGCATTGCTCCCTGTTGCTCTGTTAATAAATCAATAATCTCATCTATTTCTTTCTTTGGAAGTTCATTGTTTGTGTATTGCAGCATCAAAATTGTAAGATCGTTTACAATGACATCCGCTGACCCGAACAAAACTTCGCCTTCTTCAGAATCTTCTAACTCATCTTGAATAACTTCGTTTGCTGTATCTGTAATCTCTCTCAGGTCTTTAAGGTTTTTACAAAAACAAACGTATTTAGTTTCTTCTGTGTATAATTCTCTTTCACTGCTACGCTTGGCTATTGATAAAATCATCTCAAACCTAGCCATCCTCTTGCCTTTCTGTGTCGTTATCTCTTAACCATAACGCCAAATCAGATAAAATGTACTTAAATTGTGAACATGGGATAATCGCCATGAGTTTACCGTCTTTCCAAATCTTCATTCCCTCATCGTAAACAGCCCAATTTATCATAGGTAAGCCTCCACCGCTTGTTCAATTGCTGTTCGATTCCAAAGAAAGCTTAACATGCAAGCTGCTGTATATTTAGTCCATGAAAAATCCATAAACCCAATCTCAAATCCCTGTCTTGACAGATGCTCACGTTGTTTCTCTGTAATGTTTTGATCTAACCAACGTTTGGTTTTCTTCGCTGCACTTCCATCTTCAATCTCACGCAAGAAATCATCTGCGGCTGCGGTAGCTTGTGGCTTACCACCAACGGCAAGAATACGAACTTTGCCTCTGCCGTGCTTACCAAAAGCAACTGATAGCTTTGATGTATTAGCCACACCGACAAACCCCTCAAAACCTGTCGCCATACGCAAGCTGCCATCACCAAACAAATCAATCCAACGGAAAGGTGACATTTGCATCAAGTCGTATTCCGTCATGGTAAATGTAGATAGCTCTGCCTTTTCTTCTTTCTCTGACTCAAAAAGATGCCCACACACTGGACACTCTTGAACGCCCATAGGAACAGGAGACTCACACTCTGGACATTCTTTCAGAGGTGCTTCACCTTTTTCACGATCATCTAAGTCAACCGCATCTTCCAAAGACCCATGCGTAAGGACGCTTGTGCCAAAGTCAAGAACCACACAATCTGTTTTAACAACACCTGGGAACTCTTCTGGGTCAATCGTGCGTAGCCCACGACCAATCATCTGAACCATCGTACCCTTTTGTGAGCATGGCCTTGTAAGAACGATGCAAGAAACAGGGGGAGCGTCAAAGCCCTCAGTCAATACCGAAACGTTCACAACTACTTCAAGATCACCGTAGGCAAGCTCATGTAGTGTTTCGGCTCTTTCATCTTTTGGTGTGTCGCCAGTTACAAGCCTTGCATCAACATCGTACTCCACAAAAGACTCTAATAAATCTTCCGCATGCTTAATTGTGCTACAAAACACAACGGTCTTACGACCATCCGCATGATCCATCCACTCTGTCACAACTTTATCGTTAATGACTTTGTGGTTCATAATGGCCTCGACTTGCTCCATATCAAAGTCGTTACCTTTACGAGATACGTTGTTAAGCTGATCCCCTACACCACAATCAACCACATATGATTTAGGTGGCACTAGAAATCCTTCACGAATCAATGTTGTGATTTCAATCTGATGTGAGCAATTATTGAAAACGCTGCGTAGCCCTTTGCCATCGCCACGATTCGGTGTCGCAGTAAAGCCAACAATCTCTGCGTCTGGATTGTCTTCTTTCACTGCGTTAATAACTTTTAAATATGTATCGGCTGCTGCATGGTGGCTTTCATCCACCACAATCATGTCAAATTTTGGACGATCTCTTAGGTTTCTCTCGCGTGAGATTGTCTGCACCATCGAGAAGATTGTATTGCCATCCCAATTTTTGACTGTGCCGTTTACGATGCTTGTTGTGATATATGGGTTGATACGCTCAAACTTGGACTTGTTTTGATCTACAAGTTCATCTCGGTGTTGCATCACCAAAATCTTTTTACCGTCTTTGTAACGTTCACCTACGAGCGCGGAGAGCATAATCGTCTTACCTGCTCCAGTAGGTGCTACAACAATTGTATTACCGTGTTTGTCTAATGCTTTACATGCATCACTAACAGCGGCCTCCTGATAAGGGCGCAATAACATGTTGGGAACTCCATTGATCTAGAAAAGAGGGGGAGTATTTGGCCCACCGCTCCCCTTCGGTGGTCTAGCAGGTGGAATAAACCTGTGCCGCTAGCTATCGTTGCGCCCAACTTGGTACTGCACCACTTGCTACGGTCTGTGACTGTTGCTGTGGTTGTGCCAATTGCTGCGCTGCGGCAGGTGTCTGAGACATTGGCACTTGACCAGAAGGGATAAAGTCCTTTTGGTTAGGCGTAATGGCTGCGGTCAACTTATTCTGATCCGAATAACCATTAGTACCTTTCTTGATGCCGACCTTAGCGCAAATCTCCATACCATTCAAGTCATTTACGCCTTGAATCTGTCTACGAGCTTGTGCTTCGGGCGAAACATCAGTTGGAACGATATTGAATGCGCTCTCAATGATTGTTCTGAGCGTTGATAAACCAATCTCTTTAGCTTGTGGAATACCACTGTTGCCAAGCTTATCACCATCAACAAAGATGCGATCCCAGAACTTACGTCTGTCATGGTCGCCGCCAATGACTGTAAACTCTAGCTCCATCCACTTTGCCTTAGAAGACTGTGAAGCCTTGAACCAATGACCTGTTCCAAACTCTGGGATCTCAATGTCACCAAGCTTTACTGAAATCACCGCACGACATACTGTACCCGCAGGAATTAATGTACGCTCCATCTGTGGAGCTTCTGATACGTTTGCATTATTTAAATTAAGCATTTACTACTTCTCCTTCTCTAGAATGTTGAGTGTTTGGATCTACAAAATTAAGCGGTCTTTCCGCCTGTGGTGCGCCCACACTCATTTTATTTAATAGTTTACCAAGATGTGGCTCTTCAAGTATATCAAGCCTACCAGAACGATCCTTTGCAGGATAGCCCCACTCGTTTAAGGCACCGCAGATGAAGGCACGATATGGGCCGTTGTCTCCCGCCATCACAGCCATCGTAATCACTTCATCCACGATCCCTGGTAGTTCTCTGCCAGTTTTAGACCCTTCGATCTGTAACGCATACTGCTTGCGTCCATAATCATCGGTTACTTCATCTAAAATACCAACAAAGACCACGTTCTTTGAGCGAATATGTTGTAGCTGTGTAAGCCACCCCATCATTTCGCGACCATGCAAACCATACGCTGCACGAGTATCTAGCTTTCCTGTTCTGTCTGATCTTGAGTCAGGTTGCTGCGTACACCATTGAAAACACAATCGCCCGGCAACCGTAATAGAATCAATAAACAGAGTTTCATACTTGTTGATCGTCTGTTCTGGCTCACCAAAATACTGACACACATTATCATAATGCGCTTCACTATATGGTTGATCCTCTGCTAAAGAGGGGTTTGGCCCTCCTAAATAACACGCAAAGTCACGACAATCTGCCCATGTTTTGGGGCGGATTACATCAATCTCATATCCTTCAATCGCTGCATCCCCCGCTTCCAAATCCATAAACAGTGTTGAGTGTGGCTCTAATGTTCGAGCCAATGTTGTTTTGCCAACACCGCTTGCACCGCAAATCACGATCTTGTGACCACGCTTTTCTGCAAGACGCTGTTCAGCAGATATAATTTGTAAACTCATATTAATTATCCACTTCCACTGTAAATCCACCAACTTCAACGCTACGGCAAGGTTCAAGTAACGATTTGATAGCGGGTGGTGCTGTTGTATACTTACGCTCTTCAACTGCAAGCGTAAGCTTTCCATAGTGCCGTGCGTCTTCTGGAGCCATTGCCTCTAACACACTGCCTAATTCATCCTGGTCCCACACAACTTTTTTTGTAATCTTAGCTTTGAGCTTTTGATTACCTGCAATCATGTGTGTGGTGCCAAAATCTTTACCGTCTGCGCGTAATGCATCACGAGCCTGGGTATAAAAAATGTCTTTGATTTGCTCTTCAAGATCTTTGAGTTCACTCTTTAGCGAATTAATATGCGCTTTAAGTTCATCTCTTTCACTGAGCAGTTTTGTACTGTCCATAATAATATTCCTTTAAATCTAGAACCCTAAACTTAGGAATTAAAAGAATATCTGTCAACTATTTTTTTTTGGAAAGGTAAATATCAATGTTATGAACAGCCTTCATAAGCTTCTTTTTTAGTTTAAATTCAGGGGTTTCCACACCTTTTGCATCTTCAACAATATGTTCCCAAACACCGTCTTTATCTTCTCTGTCATATTTAAAATCGGCTATGTATGTGCAAATCTTTTGTCCATTTACAGAGATTATGAACTTTGGCTGTAGTTCTAAATTCTTTACTCGATCTGCTTTTTCTAAAGACTTTAGATAAAGATAACGTTGTGATTCCCATTTAGAGTCAAACTTTATTCCGTCAACCACAGTTTTCTTGTTGCCGTACTTGGGTCTTGACCTTTTTGTTTTGGGATTATATGTTAAGTTTAAGTACATTATGGGAGTTATACTAATGGCTAAATCACCTAAATACAAGTCTATAGGTGTTAATACGGATACTTACGAAAAGGTTGTGCATATGGCACATGTAGAACGCCGAAACATTTCAACACAACTAGCGATTCTAGTTGATGAAGCATATGAAAAAATGAATTTGAAAAAATCAAATCAACCCCCTTATCGCACACGAAAAAGAGCTACAGCAATTGTTGGCGGTTTATCCGCAGTTGTAGATAATTAAAGAAGACCCGCGCTACCAAGACCGCCTAGAAGTGTTGCTGCAACTGCGGGGTTTTCTCTTGCCCTTTGTCTAATGTTTGACGTTTGATTTACAGAACTAGTTTTTATTGGCGGCAAAACTTGAGGAACTGGAGTTGGAGGCGGCGTTGTTTTAGGCTGTCTTTGTGCGCTTTCAATAATTGAAGACACTTGTTTGGCACCTTCTTCTGCACCCTCTTGTATTACCTGAAGAGGTGTTTGTGCAGCAGCAGATCCAAAAGCTTGAGCTAAAAGATTACCTAAAACCTGAGCTTTAGTTTTAGGTGATGCGCCTTTTGTTAGCTTATCATATTGGTTGGTAATTGATTTGTATTGAGGGGCTGAAGATAAAACACGACCAAATATGCCTAATCTTGCAATTTTACCAATATTTTCTAAAGGACTTGCCGCAATATTAGCTGCAACAAGATCACCGCCCTCTGCGGCTTTTGAATTAAAAACAAGAATACGACCAAATTTATTCATGTCATCAGCCATCTCTTTTCCAAAGATGGTTGTTAATTTTCCTGTCTTAAATTCTTTTTGAAGACGATCTCCAAATAATTTAAATTGTTTAGGGTCTGTTAAAAAAGAATCTCCAAAATCTCCAATTATATTATCTACATAAAAAGATCTGATTTTAGTTAAATCTTCTGGGTCATCAAAAAACTTCATAAGTTTTACAACGTCTGTGTCTTTTGTTGCTCCTGAAGCAATAACCTCAGCCGCTGATTCAGCAGTAATAGAACCATCTTGTAATTGTTTAAAAGCCCTACTTTTATCTAACGCGGCTTTTTCATCTGCAACTGTTTTTAAAGATCTTAATAAATTTACCGCAGAGGTATCTCCTCCAGCAGAAATTAAATCATCCACCATACCATCAGACAATCTAGATAAATTTATTACGGACATTTGTTCGGCTAATTTTTTTATTTCAGCTAACTTTTGCTCTCCAAATAATTCTTTTCCCGTAGTTCCTAAGTTTTCTAAACGTTCTTTAAATATCTTCGCACTAAAATTACCTGACGCATTTTCTTTTACAGAGTCACGAAATGCTTGACGCATCCATTCGCCTGCAAGTCTTTCACGAATTGGTTCAAAGTTTTTATTTCTTTGAGAAACAGCTTTAGCCGCTTCTTTTAAAGGTCTTGGATTGTTGTTTTTAATTATGCTTGTCATGGCTCCACTAAAGTCTGGAGTTTTTTCCCCTTTTACATCAGCCACAAGCTTTCTAATGCCTAATTTACCACTTAAAGCTTCAAACTCTTTTATGCCTTCTTTGAATGCAGCACGGGCAGGAACAATTTGTCTAGATGCCGCTTTATACAATTCTTTTTGTTCACTAGATAAGTCTCGTAAAGAAACTCTGTCTAATGCTTTATTAATTTCTTTAATATCTAATTTATCATCAAGACGATCAAGAAATTTTTTCTTAACATCATTTACGTTTGAAGAGCCATATCTAGATAACCAAGTGTCGTTAAGATTTTTTCTCGCACGATATATTTGTGCAAAAGATGCCTTATTTGGCAAATTAGCTATATCTTGTAACATATTTTTTGCAATTGCTTGGTTGCCTGTACTAACTCCAGTAAATTGATCGAGTCTAGTTTTAGCGTCTGCCTTAATAGCTCTCATATCAAAAGCTGCAATACTACCTGTTGCATCATCAACCAACTTGTTGATAACCGCAAATTCTTTTTGCATTTGTTCATCAAATAGTTTATAGGAGTCTCTGACTATTTTATACAAATCCTCATCAATTGCTTCGTCTTTTAAAGTAGCCGCTCCAAGAGCTTCATTAGCTTCTCTTAAATTTTTTACTAAACTTTTGGTTATTTCTTTTTCTGTTTTTTCAATACTTCTATTGCCTCGTTTAGCTGCTGATATTAGAACATCTGCGGCATCTTCAGCGTTAGCGGCTCCGTAGTCACCACGAAATTTAGTAATTTTTTCAAGTATCTTTTCATGGTTATCTCTGAGACGTTTGGAGGTCTTCATAACTTTTTCAGCCATAGCTTGTTGTCTAGCTATCAAAGGAGATGCCCCTATTTGTGATAAAGTAGGTGTAATTCCTTCTTCTAAAGATTCACCTGCCGCAGTTAATTGTTGAGGAGTTAAATCACCGCCTGGTCTTCCTTTAAAAACTCTACCAAAAAGACTACCAATAGTTCCAAATATACCTTCGCCTGCTGCACCTATAGCGGCTTCTACCGCAGCGTCTTTAAAAACTTCTTTTGCTTCCTGACCTTGAGTTCCTTCTATAACCTCTTGGCCTTCTTCAATAAGCTTTGCGCCACCTGTACCAAGTCCTGCACCTATTGCGGCTCCTAAAATCGGTATGGGTATCGCCGCTTGACCTGCCAAAGCACCCGCAACACCACCTGCAATTTCACGACCAAGGCTAGATAAATCAGCAAAGTCTGCACGGCTAAAACCACGCTCATCAATTAAAACATTTTTGTCAGATTTAACTCCAAATTTTTCTGCGCCAGATGGTGTAAGAGCTAATTTACCTCTTCTATCACGAGTAAAATCTGTTTCTAAAAGTCCTTTACTTTTAAGAACTAATTCCTCTTCTTGTTTATTGTCTGCTCTGCTAAGGGCACGGCGTAAATCTAAATCTTTTATACCAGTTTTATAATCGAACAATTGTTCGTCTTTTTTACGTTCAGAAGTTTTTGTATTTTTTAATGATTGTTCCCTTAAAATCCTCTGAATCCTCATTTGTTCAACAGGAGTTGGGGTATCACCTTTTATTGTAAAATTAAGAACACCCCTATTAGTGTTTACTTTAACTACTCCCATTTTAATAACTCACATCATATTCAGTGACTACAGTGCCATCATCTCTTGTAATTTGAGTTGGTTGAATAAGGTTTGTTTTACCAAATTCTTTACCAAAAAATTCCATTACTCTATTGTATTGTTCAGACCCTACATCTCCTGTTCTATACTCTCTTCTATCACTAAAAAGTTCAACTTCGTTTTCAAGGGTTTCTAAAGAAGATGTAAACATAGGAGTAATTTCACTAATCGCCATTAATGCGCCATCAACATCACCAAATGTTGTTAATTTTCCTAATGCCTTCTCAATCTGCGTAACGTCATATGTAGAAATACCATTTCCAGTTTCTGAAGTAAGGTATCTTTTAAAATTAGCTATTAAAGCAGTGGATTTTCTTTCAAATTGCTCTCTAGGAGAAACGTCTTCACCACCAGTAAATTCACCAATCGGCATTCCAATTGATTTAGCAACTCTTTTTGCTTGATCTAAAACTGCTTGTCCTGCTGTTCCACCAAGCTCACCTTCAGATTCATCTTTCATTAACATTAACAAATCATTCATTTCTGAAAGACTGTTTAAACCTTTTACAGTTTTACTGTATGCTTGAGCAACTTGTCTTACATCACCAACAGGGTCTTGCCAAACAACCCTACCACCACTTGATTCATCTGTTCCTCTTTTTAATTTTAAATCTTTGGAACCAATTCTTATAGTTCTATCGCCTAATTTTTCCAAGGCTTTAGCAGCTTTAGCACTATCTCCATCTAATACTGCTTTTTGATATTGTTGCTCCATTTTGTTTTTATGTTCTATATCTGCAAGAGCCAATTCTTGTTTAAGTGCCTGATTAGATGCAATAATTGCTTCTCTAGCATCTTCATCTGATTCTATCATTTGAAGGGCATACTTACCCGCTGCCGCTGTAGCCGCTTTAGCTTCTTTTTTAGCTTCTTGAAACATTGGCAGTGCTTTCTCGCCTGCCTTACCCACTTCACTTAATATTCTCCCTACGTTAAAACCACTTCCCGCTCGATTCTGCATGAGCGCGAGACCAAGAGACATCAAAGCGGCACTCGTATCTGGTTTGCCACTGATATTTATTCCTGTAGCCTCTGCAAATTCATTTTTATATTTTTTAAGAGCTTCTTCTCTGTTTATTTCAGGTGGAACTTCTTTGCCCAAAACCTTCATATATTCATCAACACCACTCATAAACAAATCTTTTATTTCATCTTCTTTTGGTTTTTTTGGTGCAACGTTATCAGAATAAGTAGCGTCTAAAGCCCCTGATGCAGCTAACATTTTATCTTCAGTTGTTTTATCTTGTGAAATTTTTGTCTGTTTTTTATTAGCTTCAGCTAGTGAAGGATCAACAAAATTTACATCTAATTTAGAAAGTTTTTTAAATAAATCAAATTTATCATCAGCTCTTGCCTCTACATCTGAAAAGATATTCGCCATTTTTTGTTCAGATAATTTTGGAGGTTTGTTAAATCCACTGAACTCACCTAAATATTCTGGAGATTGTTTTTTTTGTTCTTTAATATATTCGGATGGGCTTCCTAAATACTCAATAACGTTGTCAGTTATTTCTCTAGGAAGACCACCTTCTCTTGGACTTGTAAGATACTGAAGAAACTCGCCACCACTCTCTATACCACCCAAAATTCCTCGTGTAATATCACCCAATTTTGTTTTGGGAGGACCAGAAAACATTCCATATGGATTTGCATATTCACCCTGAAGAGTATCACCCAAGCCACGAGCTAGTAGTTGCTTTTGATATTCTGAAAGTGGATCTGCCATCTTATGCCCTCTTATGATGCTTGGTTAATGCCCTGAAGCGTTGTGTAAGCCCCAAGACCAGAGAGAAATGGGTTAGCAGGAGGCGCATAACTTGCTTGAGTTTGTGAATAAATACCCGCTGAAGGTGTACCTGTAAGCGCACCATAGCCAAACTGATATGGTAGCAACGCTTGTTCTGTCGGACGCTGATACTCTTGTCTTGCTGTATCTATCATCTGCTGACGGTACGCACGTTCTGCTTCGCCTACGCCTGTCATAAACGCAAGATCCGCAGGCTGTAACGCTGAATATACACGACCAATATCTGCGGTTGTGCCTGCTAAATCCCCGTATTGACCGCCAAGCGTACCAAACTGTGAGCCAAGCTGACCAACAGATTGACCAAGACCACCCATTAATCGACCCGCCTCTAGATTTCTAGTAGCTCCTTGTTGGTATGCATCTT